AGTTTTTTTAAAGAAGATATATCCGAGATTAAAGGTTTAATCAAAGAAATTTTAGTAAAATTATCAGGAAGAACAATAACTTAATCAAAGGATTCTTTGAAATTAATTTGTCATTTGTGCAACCAAGACACAAAACTTTTTAAAGTTGGATATAAGTGTGTCAATAAAAATTGTAAGTTATATGCTAAAGTATTGTTAAGCAACCCAATGTATAAGGAAGAAGAATGAAAAGTAAAGAATATTGGAAATTTGTTTTAAATAAAGCGTTTAGAACAGGGTTGCAATCAGCTATCTCTTTGTATTTAGCTAACTCATCAGGAATCATAGACGCAAATACTTTTGAATTAATAGCAGTTGCGTTTTTAAGTTCAGGATTAGCAGTTGTACAAAACGGCTTAGAACAATATAAACCAAAAATTACCTACGACAATAAGTAGGTTTAATGAAAACCCAAATTAATTTAGCACAATTACTGCAAGGTGGTTTAGCAGGATTAGTCGCTTGGCTATTTAAAACTGTTAATGAATTACAACAAATGGCAGTAGTTTATCAAGTTCAAATAGACAAACTAGAACAAGTAGTTGTTGATTTGGCTTTGCGAGAAAAAGAATTAAACAATGCTTTAACAGAAGTTCTTATAAAATTAGGTAGTGGCTAATGAAGGAACTCTTAAAAAAAAACATTGAAGATTGGTCTAAACCTTTTGTAGCTTGTGTTTTAGGTATGACTTCAGGAATTAATTTATCTGTTGAACATTTATTTATTGCTTTTAAAACTGCAACAATAACATTACTTTTAGGTATTATTATTAAAAATATAAAAGGATAAATATGGATTACTTTATTGGATTTATAATTGGTTATTTTTTAAAAGAAATTAGTTCTTATCTTAAAAGATTAAGTAAGTGGGACTTATCTAACCGTTCTTTTTTTGACAAAGAATGGGATTTTTTTGATTATGACAAATAAATGTAGTACAACTCGCAACGAAGAAGGAACATACATTACTATTTGTAATTACAAATATGGTAGTGATAACTGTAAGGAAAACTAATGGCAGATTCAAACGGTAATGGTATGACACAAAAAGAAATGTTACTGCTTGTTCTTGAAGGACAAGATAAAATAAATTCTCGCATTGATGAGCTTCACGAGAAGGTAAATACAAAGATTTCTAGGTCAGAGCTTTTAGCTACTGCAACATTCATTGTTCTACTAATTGGTGGAATTATCCAATATAGTGCTTAAATTAGCCATTTAGAGCCGTTTTAAGAGCTTTTTATATCATTTAGGTATAACTTACCACCCTAAAATAATCATAAAAAAAATAAAAAAATTATTGTTTTTGTGTTGCATTAAATAATCTTTGATTATATAATTTAGGTATGAATGAAACAACAAGAATATTTAAAAAGGACTTGGACATTAATGTTCAAGACTTTGTTTTTTTTAACGCTTTAGACCTTAAAGTAGAAGAAGAATCTTATGACAAATGCTTCACTTGTGGTAATTGGGCAGGAGAAGTTATTGAACTAAAAAATGTTGGTAATAATGATTTACCTGCAAAAATCAGAGTTGGATTATCTTGTGCAGATTATTTTGAACTTCCTAACAATGCTTCTGCTTTATTATTAGCAGTTCAAAGAAGTGCTGAGAGAAAAGCACAAGAAGAATTTTGGGCAAAAAATAGAGCTGAATTTTTTGTTAAAGAGCCACAACTAGCTCAAATTGGAGAATGTTTATCAAAGTACAATGATTACTATGCAAGAAAATTCAACAATGTAAAATATGGTGTTCAAGATTCTTATATAGATTGGTTAAAAGAATTAACCTTAAAGATGTGGCAATCAGAAGTTGACAAACTTGTTAATAAATTTAGATTTGAAAATGCTACACAATTACAAAATGGTTTACAAGAAGTTACAGGTAAAGTAATAAATATTTACTTTGCAGATACTCAATGGGGTTATCAAGAGAGAATTGTTCTTGATATTAATGCAAATACTTTATTTGTTAATGTAACAAAAGCATTAGAAGAAGTAAATGTAAATGACATTATCACAATGGAATTAGAAGTTTCAATGTTTGATACAGATTCAAATGGAGAATATGTAGAAAAAACACTTAAAGGTATGGGTAAAGCAGGTAGAAGAAAACTAATTAATCACATTAAAGCATAATAAAAAAGTCCTTAATTGCTATTGCTAGTTCATAAGGACTTTTTATTTTTTAATCACAAATTTACTAATTTATGATTTATAATACTTCTGTGAAAGTAAAAGGAACAAGTTGTATGTTCTGTGGCAAACATCTTACCACATATCAAGGTAGTTTGTTTTGCGATAACAGAAATTGTTTGTATAGAAATTCTAAACAAACTGACTTACAATATATAAACAATTAAATAAAGGAGAACAATGCCTTCATTAATTATTGAAGGTGTGATTGTTTGTTTATTATCTATGCCACCAACGGCAAATGATATGGACATATTCCTAGATTGCAGGGAACAATACGAGAAGGTTGAAGTTGTACAACAATGGCTTCCTATTCTTCAAACACACTTTAAAGAAGAAGATTTATTACAAGCAAGTTTAATTATGTATTGTGAATCTTCAGGCAGACCACACGCAGTTAATGTCAATAACAATGGAACAAAAGATATAGGTTTATTTCAATTTAACGATTCGACTTTTTCTTGGCTTAAAAATAAATTGAAATTTAGTGGAAATAGAAAAGACCCAATCCTAAATATTAAACTAGCTTCTTGGTTGTTCTATAATGACGGCAAGGGAAAACATTGGAGAAGCTCAAGGAGTTGTTGGAATTATGATTTTTAATTTTAAAGAACAAGATAAGATTGGCAAGATTGGGGAGAAACTAATACTTGCATATTACAATTCAATAGAAGATGAGAAGGGACATAAGTTCCACGCAAGAAAAACAAGAATGGAAGAACAACTTAAAGGTGCTGACATTTGGGTTTTTAATACAGAACTTAATTCTAAATTCATAGAAGTTAAAACAGATACTCAAATTAATGAAACTAATAATCTTGCTTTGGAATATTTAATTGAACAAGACAATGGAGAACTTGCTATTGGTTGCCAAATGAAAACATTTGCAGACTATATGATGTATTGGACTTATCCAACAAACTTTGTTCGCTATTGGAATCCTACAAACTTATTACCATTCCTTTTAACTTGGATTAAGAATGATACTTACAGAACAGTTAAAGTTGAGAATGAAAATGAGAATGGAGATAAATGGTTGGCTCATTGTTTACTTGTACCAACATCTGATTTTGATACACTTGGATTTATAAGTTCAATTAAAGTAAGTTTAAATATTTTAGAGAAGGTATTAGATGAGTCGAGAGTTTGATATTAGAGAAGATGAAACATATTCTGATTGGAAAAGGCGTAAAGGCGAAGAAAAAGGCTTACAAGGTATAGGTCAAAAGAATCGTAAGAACAGAGAAGGTTGGTCTGACAATCAAAAGCGTGGTCTTACTAATAAAAATAAAGGTAGAAGAAAACAAAACCTAGCTAGAAAAAAATTAAAAATACCTGATACAAAGTTTCGTTCTCAAATGGGTAATGAAGAATCTTGGCAAGGACAAGTTAGAGTTGAAGTCAAAGCAGGAAAACAAATACAACCAATTTGGAATAAATATTTAAAAGCTAAAGAGCAATCAGATTCTAATAAGAACATTGGAGATACAAGACCATTTATGTTTGTAGCTATGCCTGACGGAACTACAAATGGATTAGTTATTGTAGAGCTTGATAAGTTAGATGAAATAATTTTTGCTTTACTTGATACTTGGGAAGAATAAATGGTTTAAAACTTATTATCTTCTATGTTCTGTAGAAGTTGAAAATATAGTTCCAATAGGATTGAAGGTTTTGCCATTCCTAAAACTTTTAATCTTTAAACTAGCATTATCTAAGTCTTTAATTAATTCATAAAGTGTTTCTGAATAACCAAGAACTTTTTTCTCTGAAGGCAAACCACCTTTACCAATTTTTTTTGCCCAACCAACTTTTACTAAACATCTAGCACAATTAACCTTTGTGCCTTCTTCTACTTCTACAATAACTGAGAAGTGTGCAAATCTAGTTCCACAAATTGCTTTACCATAAAGTGAAGTATCATTCTCATCTCTAATATGTGTGGTATCGTGACCTAATGTTTTCCATTTTTTTGTTTCATTCATACTACTTAGATTAATCAAAGATTATAAAAGTTACAACTATTTATAATATTTTTTTAAATAAAAACCCCAATGTTTATAGGCTTTTAGGCTATGCCCAAAAAAAAATTTAAAAAATTCCCTTAAAATACCCTAGAAATCACACTTAGACTTTATAATTAAAGTAGTAAAAGAACAGGACGCAGTATGGCACTTAAAGAATACTTAGATAACTATAAAAGAAAACCACTTAAGCGTGGTTATTTTTATGGAACAGAACTTAGAGCTTCTCAATGGGAAGAAGTACTAACTGCTATAGAAAATGGTTATTTAGATACAACGGCTTTAGTCGATTGGCTAATTGATGAGTGTGGGTGGAACGGTGTATCTCCTAAATCAATAAGGAATCGAATAAATGAACACAAAGAACGAGTCAAAAAATCTAAACCAATTTCTTAATCGCTACAACGATAAGAAACATAATGAAACACTAGCTAAAGAGAAATACCCTACAGGTTGGCAACCACACGCAGAGTATGACCCAAAAACTAATAAAGGTACATTAGTTTCTCGTGGCACAAAAAATCAAGAGCCTGAGTTTGCAACATTACTAAATGAGTGGGGCTTTAATCCTGACGAATATGAAATCGTAGGCAATCTACAAGTAAGAACTTGGGATATGAATATGGGAGAAGGTCAGAAGGAACAGGCTTGGTATTATAAAGCTGACATTAGAAAAAAAGTTCCTGATAGAGATACTGACTATGCAAAGCTCTTAAAAGAAATTAAATCTTACACAGTTAAGAAACAAACTATTGCTACAGGAGATTCTGCATTTATGTACTATGTTGCAGATTGGCAAATGGGTAAAAGGGACGGTAATGGAAGCGAAGATATTGTTAATAAAGTTTTAGCTTCACTTGATTGTGCTAATGCAAGATTAAAAGAATTAAAAAAGATTGGACATCAAATTGATGAAGTCTATGTCATTGGACTTGGCGATATCGTAGAAAATTGTAGTCTGTCAGGTTGGTACTCGTCACAAATTTGGAATCTCGATATGCACCTGCGTGACCAAGTTACAGTTGCAAGAAGATTGCTTTGGAAGATTGTAAAAAACTTTGCAGACCAAAACTATAATGTCATTCTCTCAGGTGTAACTTCTAATCACGGACAAAACAGAAGTGGTAAGCAGAGTATGGCAACAGAAGAACTTGATAACCTTGATTTACAGATATTAGAACAAGTTGGAGATTTAGTCTATGCGTCAGATTATAAGAACATCAAAGTTGTTGTACCTGATTCTCCACATTTACTTTTAGATGTTAAAGGTTACTTAATGGGTTTTACTCACGGACATCTAACGGCAGGTGGTGGAACTCCTGCAAAGAAAATAGAAAATTGGTGGAAGGGTCAGATGTTTGGATTGAATGAAGCAGGAGATAACCCTGTTGGTGTAGCTCGAATGATTGTACACGGTCATTATCATCACTTTACTGCCGTTCAGCAAGGTGGAAGAACAATAATGGGAGTACCTGCTATGAGTCCTTCTACTGACTTCCAAACTAGAACAGGGTATTCAACTTCAACAGGAGTAGTAACAATGACAGTTACTAAAGACGGTTGGGATAACTTAAAAATTTTATAATATAAGATTTGCATAAAAATAAATCTGCGATTAATGTAGGTAATAATGACAAAAGGAGTTAAGAGCTTTACGGAGTATGTTGTTTAAGGATAATAAGGTAGGGTCGCATTGATTCTAGTGCGAGACCGAGTTTTATGTCTCAATGCCTTATTAATAAAAAACAGAATGCTAGATGACAACCTTAATACTACAAGCATACTCTGTAAAGCTCTTAGCTAGAAGGAGTTGATATGCAAGAAGGCATATTTTTAAGAGGTTTTGTTCAAGGCAGGGTAGATGTTGTCGTGAAACAAAGCTATGGTAGTGAATACAAAGCTAGTGGTTGGATAAACCTTGAGCCTGTATTCTCTTATCAAACACCAACAAAGATACTTAGGAAGGTATCTGAGTTGAATAAGGAGAAATTCCCACAGTTCAAATTCCAATTAAATATGAGAGCAGTTCCTGTATTTAATAAAGAAGATGAATTAGTAACAATTTATGATGTTGATATAGAAGGAGAAGAAGAATGAATGAACAAGAATTTATTTTATTATTTGGAACAATGTTGTTTCTATTAATAACAGGAGTAATTGTTTTAATAATTGAATGGTTAGCTCTTAAATTATTCCCTGAGAAGTTTGTTGAGAATACTAAGTTAAGTGAAGAACTAGACTTACTTTATTCTGAACTAGCTAAGGGTAAAGAAATAAATATTGCAGAATATATTAAGGAGAACAAATGAGAGAACAAAGGACGCAAGAAATTATGGGTACTGCTGAAATTGGTGCTTGGCTAGGTGTTACTCGCCAAGAAGTAGCTCAATGGAAGTTTCAGGATAAAATGCCAAAACCTGACTTTGAATTAAAAGCTACACCTGTTTGGAAGTTAGATACCTTACTTAAATGGAGAAAAGAAAACTCTTGGGTTGAATCAAGAGTTAATAGTTCAAAGGAGTTGGTAAATGGATAATAAAGATAATTTAATTGTACGACAAGTAGCTATTAAAGGTGCTATTGAGTTAGCCTGTAATTCAGATTTCTTTATGGAGAATCTTACAGAAGTTTTTAATGTTGCACAGAAGATAGAAGATTGGATTTTATCTCCGTTTGCTCAGACACCTGTTGTTAGTACACCAATGAAGCAACCAAGCCCACAACCTACCGTGTTATCACAAAGCCCTGTGGGTCAAGGAGAGTTTAAATGCCCTTCTTGTGCTTCAAAGGTGTACGACAACAGAATTGATAAAAAATCAGACAAAAGCCCTAACTTTAAATGTGGCAATAAACAATGTACAGGTGGAAACAATGGCTTCCCTTATGCAAGTTGGTCTGATGAGCCACCTGCTGAGATAATGCCTAATTTTAAACCACAGGATTTAGTACAACCTAAATCATTAGACGATATTACCGATTTAGATACTCCCTTCTAGTTGGTATAGTACGGTGCTTAGTGAGTATCTTGACGCAAGGTACTCACTACGGCATAGATAGGACATTAAGATATGAATGAATTAGATATTGTTAAATCTTATAAAAGAATGAACAAAGAATACTTTGTAAATGCTTGTATAGAATTACAAAAAAAAGGTTATACAAAAGAACAAATTGCTGAGTTATCAGGTATGAGTAGGCAAACAATTACAAATTATATGAAGCAATTTGGTTTTACTGCAACTAAACAAGAAACATCTGAGAGAAGGGGTTATTACAGAAAACAATGAAAATAGAAGCTGATAATTACTTTGCAATAATACCTGAGTGGATATTAGACGCAGACATAAGCCCTAGAGCAAAGAATCTATATTGTATCTTATGGACTTATGCAGATAGAAAAGACAACTCTTGTTATCCAAGTGTTACTACCTTGTCTAAGCGAGTAGGTGTTAGTCGAGCAAACACACATAAATTAATTAATGAGCTAATTGAGATTGGTGCAATAGAAAAGCAAAACAGATACAAAGATAATGCGAAGCAAAGTAACTTATATTATTTAAAAACAAGTAAACCTAGTATTGAAAATGATACTACTAAATCTAGTAGTACTGCTGACAATACAAGGGGTAGTATTGTGGACGATACAAGGGTAGTATCAGAAACAGTACATAGAACAATAACCAATGAACAAGAATCAATAGAACAAGAATATGTGGACGAGCCACAAGTAAAAAGAATTGATGAAGATGAGTTAAGACTTAGAAAAGCTCTTTACAAGGTCTTTGTTGAGCAACTTGGCTATGAGCCTAGAACTCAAGGAGAGAAGTCAGGTTGGTTTAAAGTTTGCAAGGAACTCGCTGAAGCAGGAGTAACAACTGATATGTTGCTTGGCTCTATAACTGCTTACAAGAAACATTGGAACAAGATTGATGTAACACCTTATGCAATTAACAAATGGTTTGGTAAGTTTGAAGCTCTTGGCAAAGATGAGATTAGAAAAAAACAAATGGCAGAAAACCCAAGTTTGATTTGTGCAGAGAAGGGACATAACTTTATAGACCACGATTACTTTTTGTACTGTATTGTCTGCAAATTAGAGCAAAAAAAGTAGTCGAACACTTGTTCGATTAGAAAATCTTATCAGCAAGTTCTGACCTGTTTTTTAACATAAAATTTAAACTTTTTTTAAAAAATTTTACAAAAGCCTATAAACATTGGGTTTTTTAACATAGTTTTTTTTAAAAATATTAACATTATTATGTAATCTGTGATTATAATAACAGTATGAATGAGAAAAGTTACAAAGTAGTTTTAGACACAGATGTATATAGAATTGTTGAAGAATGGGCTTTTAATCCAACAGATTGTTTTGATACTTGGTTACCAAAAAATAAATTGTATTCAAAAGCAACTGCTTATTATAGTTCTTCTCCTTATTGGGAAGAAGAAACATCTTGTGCAAATCCATATTGCCAATTAGAACTAGAAAACGAATGTTATATAGTTCTTGCTTCTTCTGATGAAGAAATCAATGGTGGAGTAATAATGTCTGTATGTGATGTAGATTGTGTTGAAACAGTTGCAAATATTTTTTATACAAAACTAATAAACATTAGAAGCCAATGGTATCAGTTTATTGGCAAAAATAAAACTAACGACCAAATACAAATAATGCTTGATTCAGAAGTTGGACAAGCACACTTAGAATCTTTAAAAAATCTTAATAATAGATTTTTATCTTTATATTAAAAAAAGGGAGAAATAAAATGACACAAAGAGAAATCGATAAAATACTAAAAGGACTTGATTCTGATACTCAACACGAGATGAAGTATTGTTTTTCAGTACTTGAGTCTTATGGCATTGACTTTGCAAAAGACGGAGAAAAAGTCTTTAAAGCTAGTAAAAAAATAAAATATTTAGACGAAAAATAAATAACAAAAAATATAAATAACAAATCTTGCAGGTCGGTTTCTTTTGAAACCGACTTTGCTATTATGAGATAATAATGCCAAAACAAACATTAGCTTATAATGAAGAAATAGTAGAAGCCTTATGCGAGTCGATTGCTTCAGGTATGTATGTTAATTTAGCGTGTCAATCTGTTGGTATTGGAACTTCCACTTTATCTATTTGGAAACAAAAAGGACAACAAGGTATTAAACCTTATGATGAAGTTTGGAGAAGAATACAAATAGCTGAAGCTAAAGCTATTGAAGTAAGAATTAAAAGAATATCAAAGGCAGGAGAAGAAGGTAATTGGACGGCAGACGCTTGGTACTTAGAGAGAAGATACCCACATCTATTTGGTAAAAGAGATACTGTTGCTATTGAAAACCAAGATAATTCTAAAGTTAGACTTCGTTGGGCAGACGGTAGTTTGTTAGAACAACCTGAAGAAGAAGAATATATAGAAGGCGAGATTATAGAGCCTAGAATGTTAGAAGAAGAAAATGAGTGAAGAAGAAATTAATAATAAGTTCGCAGACATTGTTGAACAATTAGATATGCGAGATATTGAAGAACAAGTTTTTGAAGAAGAATTTATAGACATAGAAGATGTACCAACAATAGTCTTTATGCCTATATTTACAGATTTTGGTATGTTTTATAATTCTGTGCCAATATCAACAGAACAATTAGAAACATTCTTTATTTGGCTTAAATCACAGGAGTAAGTATGCAATCATCATTAGACGCTGATTATAAATCAGGTCTTGAAATTCAATTACCACCTTTGCATTCTGCACAAATGGAAGTTGTAAAGAATATGAAAAGATTTACAGTTCTATCAGCAGGAAGGCGTTGGGGAAAAACTAAATTAGGTGTTTGGCTTTGCCTTAAAAACGCTTGGGAAGGTAAAAGAGCTTGGTGGATTGCACCTTCTTACTCAATGACTAACGAAGCGTGGGCAGATTTAAGAAGTATTGGCATTGAATATGGAGTAAGAGTTAAAGAAGCTGAGAGAACAATTATTACAACTACAGGTGGCTCAGTTCAAGTTAGGTCAGCAGATGACCCTATGAAGTTAAGAGGTGCAGGTTTAGACTTTGTTGTATTAGACGAGTGTGCCTTTATGAAGCCACAAACTTGGGCAGAAGTCATTAGACCTGCATTAACAGAGAGAAAAGGCTCTGCATTGTTCATAAGTACACCAAAAGGTTATAACTTTTTTGAGAAATTGTATTCTGAAGCAAATATATTTGATGATTGGGTTAGATTTACTTATCCAACACACACAAATCCAATCATAGACCCTGCTGAATTAGAATCAGCAAAACAAGAAATAGGAAGTTTTTTATACGCACAAGAATACGAAGCTCAATTCATTGAAGCCACAGGTGGCTTATTTAAGTCAGATTGGTTTGAGCATTACTCCATTGAAGAACGAATAAGTATTGATAAGGAGAATAAAAATGAATATATGGAAGTTTATTACAAATATAAAGACAAAGAGTGCAGATTGGAAGATTGCAGACGATTTGCTACTGTGGACTTGGCTACAAGTACGAAACAAAGTGCTGACTTTACGGTCATCACATCAGTTGCTATCACACCTGAAGGTAAGATTCTCATATTGGACATTGACCGAAGAAGATTGGAAGCACCTGATTTATTGCCACTACTACGAAGAAAAGTGGAACAATTTGATTTGGCGTATGTTGGAATTGAGAGAGCAGGTTATCAGTTGGCTTTTATCCAAATGGCAAAGAGAGAAGGGCTAATAGTTAAACCATTAAAAGCTGATAGAGATAAAGTATCAAGAGCTTATCCATTAATTGCACGAATGGAAGCAGGAGATATATTCTTCCCTAAGAACTCAGCTTGGTTTGGAGATGTACAAACTGAACTCTTGCGATTCCCTGAAGCTGAACACGATGATATAGTGGACAGTTTGGCGTATGCAGTAATAGAATCAAAAGTGCGAAAAAGTATAAAAGTTATTTAATATAATGTAAGATTAGAAGCAGAGTGTAGTAGTGCCGATAAGGGTTGCGTCCATTACTACACAACGCTTCTACGAGGAGATAAATTGGCAGAGAGAAGAAGTTTCAGAGAATTAGTCTTTGGACGAACAGAACAAAAAAGAAGTACAGGATTTAACTTTTTCAGACAAGGTGTTGATATGAATAACTCAGCATTTATTCAAGGTTATCAAACATCAGCAGGAGAATTTAATGTTCAAGGATTGGGTAATGGTGCTTCCAACTCAGCAGTTGTATCTTGTTTACAAGTACTAGGAACTGCATTTGGAGAAGCAAAGCTAAAAGTTTTTCAAATGAATGAAGTGGGAGAATTAGAAGTATTTCCTAATCATCAACTCACAATGTTATTTCAAAGACCAAATCCTTATATGTCAGGAGATGTAGTTCAAAACTATTTAGTTCAATCAATGCACATCTCAGGGGACGCATACTTACTTAAACAAAAGAATGAAGCAGGACAATTAGTTGCTTTATATCCTTTAATGCCTGAGAATGTAGTCGCAAAAGGAAGTGATGAAACTTTAATTGAATATTATGAATATCAGGTTAAGAATCAAAAGATTAACTTAGATAGAGATATGATTGCTCACTTCAGAATGGGACTAGACCCAACAAACCATAGACAAGGTTTCTCGCCTGTTAAATCATTACTTAGAGAGATTTATGGAGATGAGAGTGCAGGACAAATGGCAACATCAATTCTCGCTAATATGGGAGTTCCTAGCTACTTAATAACTCCAAAAGATGAATATGGTTTAACAGAAGAAGAAGGCGAATCAATTTCTAAAGCATTCCAAAGAAGAACAGGTGGACAGAATCGTGGTAAGCCATTAGTTCTATCAGGTGGAGTTAATATTGAGAAGTTAGCCTTTAGTCCTAAAGACTTAGAGATTGGAGATTTAAGAGAATCATTTGAATCTAGGGTTTCATCTGTTTTAGGTATTCCTTCAATTATCGCAGGTCTTGAAGTTGGACTTAAGTATGCTACTTACTCAAACGCTAAAACCTTGCGAGAGTTCTTTACAGAACAAAAACTTATTCCTTTATGGGATATGGTTGCACAAGAGATAACACATCAGATACTTAAAGTTGATTACCCTAACTCATCTAACTTAGAAGCTAGATATGATTATATTGATGTAAGAGCTTTGCAAACAGATACTAATGAGATTTATGAGAGAATGAACTTAGGTGTTCAAGGTGGTTGGGTAACTGTAGCTGAAGCTAGACAAAGCGTTGGTTTACCTACTACACCTGACCAAGATGTTTATTTACTTCCTTCTGAGAAGGTAACTGTACCTGCCAATATGCTTAGGGACTATCAACCTTCGCCAATACAACAAGAAGAACAATCTGATGAAGTACCTAACGCAATAAGCCAAGCAGGAAGAAGTAACGCAGAGTTTAAGATAGTTAGAGAGATAGACGGAGAGTTCTGCGTAATAACTGAAGAAACAGGTAGGAATATGGGTTGTTATCCTACTAGAGAGTTAGCCGAGATACGACTAAGACAGATAGAGAGATTTAAAGATACAAGCAAAGTTTTGGTCGCAAAAGATACTTATAGTACTTTAGAAGAAGCAGAAGATAGAGCTAAAGAACTAGGTTGTGAAGGAACACATACGATAGACGAGAATGGTAATACTTTATATATGCCTTGTTCTACACACGAAGTGTATATGGAAGTAATTGATAACAATGAAACCTATGACGCAGAACAATAAATCCTTCGCAATAAATACTTCCCTAATAGCAAATACAGTAGATACGGATATAGAGAGTAATAAGAATAATAGTAATCCTTCTTCTGTTTCGGATATAAGACAGTTTAAGTTCAATACAGAGATAGATATAGATACTCTTGGTTTGGGTCTGAATGTTGATACAGGCGTAAGTGGAAACGATAAAAAAGGAATCTATGATGACTTGGATTTCTCGATACCTAAAGGAGTTAAGGCACAAGCCGAACAAGGATTACGACTACGAGCTGAGTTTGGCAGAGGTGGTACATCAGTTGGTTTGGCTACTGCTCGGTATCTCGTGGAGAATACAAAGGCTAGTCCTGAGAAGGTACGACACATAGCTAAGTACTTCCCAAGACACGAAGTAGATTTACAAACACAGGACGCTAGAGATTACTTCGCAGGAAGAACTGATAGAGCTACTAATGGCATTATTGCTTGGAAGCTATGGGGTGGCTCAACAGGACAAAGGTGGAGTTCTAAGTTAGTAAGAGCTATGGACAAGAGAGATGAAGTAGGTAAGTCAGCTTCAGAGCTAGTGCGTAGGCATAAGCTAAGGG